AAAACTTTTGAAATGGACGACAACAGCCGCACGGAAATGCTGGCTGATTGGATCGGGGCCGGAAAGGCCATAACGGGTAAAGATAATCTTGCCGAATGGTATGATAAAAATAAAGACAAGATGCTTCTGCATCCAAAAACAAGAAAAGCGGTAGAGGCCGAAATGAAGCCCAAGCCAACCAAATCCCAGCTATACCGGCTGGCGGATAAGGTGAGGCGTGCCTAAACTAAGCTGGACGACAGAGAAGCGTAAAATCGCAGACCTGGTCCCGTTCCCGGACAACCCCCGGCGGCTGACCGAGAAGCAGGCGGTGGATCTCAAAAAGTCGCTGGCAAAATTTGACCTGGTGGAAATCCCGGCCATAGACAAGGACAATAAAATCATAGCCGGGCATCAGAGGCTGAAGTTGATGGTGCTGGACGGGCGGGGGGAGGAAGTGATTGACGTGCGGGTGCCCAACCGCAAGCTGACCGATGCCGAGTTCCTGGAGTATAATCTGCGCTCAAACAAGAACACCGGCGAGTGGGACTTTGACCTCCTGGCGAACTGGGACGAGGAATTGCTTAAGGACGTGGGGTTTGATGCAGAGCTTGACAAGATATTCGGCGGGGCCGTGCCAGAGGGTGCGGATGACGTTCCTGAACCACGCAAAGAGACAGACATAAAGTTGGGCGACATATTCCAGCTTGGCAAGCACAGGGTTATGTGCGGCGATAGCACGGATGCAGCGCAGGTGGCGAGGCTGATGGACGGCAAGAAGGCGGACATGGTATTTACTGACCCGCCGTATGGGATTGATATTGTAAAAAAAGACGGAAGGATAGGGACGACAAGTAATTTGGGGTTCGTGGGTGCAAAGGGTATTGCATCGGCAAGACAATATCAAGGGATTATAAATGATGACACAACAGAGAGCGCAAAAAAATCATATCAGATATGCAAGGATTTGGGAATTGCAAACTATATTATTTGGGGCGGAAACCATTTTAGTGACCACTTGCCACATAGCCGAGGGTGGATAGTATGGGACAAAAAGGAAACAGATTTTAAGAACACATTCGCAGATTGTGAACTGGCTTGGACATCGTTTGATAAGCCGGAAAAAATATATAGGCACCTATGGAGTGGGCTACTGCGGAAGGGTGAGAGAAGTGAAGAATTGGCGGTTCGGGTTCACCCCACCCAAAAACCAGTTGGCTTGTTGAGAGAGATTTTAGAATTCTATCCTAAGCAACAAAATATCCTTGACCTGTTTCTCGGCTCCGGCTCAACACTCATCGCCTGCGAGACCATAAACCGCATCTGCTACGGGATGGAGATTGACCCCGTCTATGTCCAGGTAATAATTGACCGCTGGGAAAAACTAACAGGCAACAAGGCAGTAAAGATTGAAAAAGCAACCTAAAATAAAACCCGCCAAGGCCATAGATAAGCAAAGGCAAAACAAAGGGCTTGATAACCTTGTGAAGTGGAAGCCTGGGCAGTCTGGCAATCCAAAGGGCAGGCCGCCGCTCGGAAAGTCTATTCCTGATATGCTCCGCCGCTTCGGTGAATGGCAATGTCCTGATAGCCTGGTCAAAAAGATGCAGACGCTATTCCCTGATGCCAAAGAGTTGACAGTCCAAGAGGCGGTTTATCTGCGGGTATATACCGAGGCGTTGCAGGGTGAGAGCTGGGCGGTGCAGTTTATAGCAGATCGGACAGAGGGCAAGGTTCCGCAAGGGATAGTTGGTGATAACGACGGGCCGGTGGCGGTTAATGTAACTTTTACGAAAGCCTAAAATGTGGATTATAACATCAAAGTCCCTTGCTTATCTAAGCCACACCCACAAGCGGAAGTAATCCAGTTTAGGCCCAAGACCAAAAGCGAGGTAATGATAGTCCTGGGCGGGTATGGTTCAAGCAAGTCTCGTTCCGGCGTGGAATGGATGATCCAACTTAGCCTGCTTAATCTTGGCCGGGTTGGGATGGAAGTGGCCCCAAGTTATCCGATGCTAAGGGATATCCTGATTGAGTTGTGGCGGGAGCGGTTGACAGAATATGGAATTGATTTTGACAAATGCTATCTTAAGTCCGATAAGGAATTGAGACTTCCCTGGGGTTCGAGAATATGGTTTAGGTCTGCTGACAACCCTAAGAGTTTAGTCGGTAAAAATATCGCATTTGGCCGGGCGGATGAGGACATTGGATTAGCGGCAATAAAAGTATTGTTTGACCGGATAAGAGACCCGCAGGCGACGTGTTTGGCAATGGCGATAACGACTACCCCAGACCTGGGATGCCTTGATGATGTGCTGGCGATGTGGCCGGATGCTAAGGTTTTCAATATGTCAAGCCTGGACAATTACAAGCTGGCCCCGGAGGTTAGGTTGGGGTTACTACAAAGTTATTCTGGATTGGAAGCTGAATGTTATGTAATGGGTAAGGCGGTTAGATTATCAGGCCGGGTATTCCACCAGTTTGATGACGACATGAACATAACAGACCAGGGGTATAACGGTGGGCCTTACTTTTGTTGTGTTGACTTTGGGGCAAGGCATCCGGTGGTTTTGTTCGGGCAAGAGACAGATGACCAGGTTGTGATATTTGATGAGTGGGCACCGCAGACTGGACATCACTTAGTAGACTTGGAGATGGAGCCGCAGTTAAATAAGTACGGCAGACCAACAGCGGTGTATTGCGACCCGGCGGGTTCGGCGGTAAATGACCAGTCTTATCTGTCAAGCATATCCTATTTACGATCAAAGGGATTTAACTGTCGATATACTTTTGCACCGATGCTTCGGGCGATACCCTTAGGGATTCAGTTGTTAAATGGGTTGTTCTGCAATGCACAAGGTAAGCGAAGACTGCTTATAAACCGGGGATGCAAGATAACCATAAGGGACATCCAGCAATCACGTTATCCCAAAGAAGGCACGGCAAGCATGAAGGATGAGCCGATAAAAGACGGGCGAGTGGATCACACGAGAGACGCTTTGAGATACTGGACAATAAATCGCTACGGGCAGGATTTTATGAAAGCAAGACTTAGGAAATAACAAAGGGTTAAATTATGAGCTACAGATCCATAACCATAGAGGGACAATCCATAGACATGACCGAGCGGCTGGTTATGGAATCCCTTGCCCGGACAAGGAATATATTGGCGGATGGACAGGGGGAAACTGTCAAGCTATGCTGGACGATTTATAATACCCCAGAGAACAAAATCCGCCGGGAGAAGTTTAGTAAACTGCGGGTTATGTATCAGGACAGGCAAGAGAAGCAATTCGTTGATGATGTTTTACGGCCGTTAATGGGTAAAGAAGCTAACTTGGCTTGGTCGTATGATTTTATGCCAGTCAAGCCGTTGGTAAATGTTATTAACGTGGTAAAACGGATTGTAGACAAGCAGGCCACGTTATACGATGCTCCGGCCACCAGGACTCTTGATGACAAGGCCAGCGAAGACAGGTACAAACAACTGGCTAAGGATATCGGGTTGGATTATATCATGCAATCGTTTGAGCGGGCGCAGGTGCGGGACAAAACTTGTTTTTTGCGGCCTGTTGTCCGGGACGAAGGAATTGACATTGATATAATGACTCCTGAAATATTTTATCCCATTGTAGACGGCGATGATTCAAGCAAAATGAGGGCTTGTTTCTGGGTGGTGCAGTCGCCATATAAAACAGATGATGTAAAATACGCCGTCTGGTATTATCTGGATCAAGACACATTCTTTTGGTTCCACATGATGGACGGGGTGGCGGTAAAGATACAGGGGACGGAGGATATGCCGGGGTCGGTGCAGATAGAAGAGAACATGAATGATGACGGGACTGTATCAGAGAACTTTATCCCTGAAAATCTTGGCATATTAAGTGCTTGCACTGACCGGGGCAATGAGCCGGTGGCATATCCCGGTGATTCACTTATCTCTTTGCAGAACAATCTCAATCTTTTGTCAACCTTGATGAATAACAGTTTGATATATCAGGGATTCCCAATACTGCATATTCATGGGATGGATAATACTGACCCGCAGACGGGGGAGAAACGCAAGATAAAGATAAGCCCCTGGAGTGCGATTGTAACCGAGGGGCGGTCAGGGGAGGAGAAACCCAGCGTTGAGTTTGTTTCCCCGGCCACTACGGTGAACGAATTTACAACGGCCATTGACCGGAACATTGACACTTTTCTTTTATCCGCTGGTATACCTAAAAACCTCATTATTGACGCTGCCACTTCCGGCACAGCGTTGGCTGAACGCAACCGGGATATCATAGAGATACGCAAGAGTAAACTGCCGCAATATAAAAAGATAGAACAAGACCTTTATACTTTGATTGCACAGATAGCCAAAGCAACAAAGATAAAAGACTTAGCATTGAATGAAAAGGCCATATTAACAATTGATTATTATGAGCCTGATGGTAATACCCTGACAGAATTGGAACAGACACAGGTTGACCAGGCCAAGATTGACCAGGGGCAAACATCCCCGTTAATGTTATTCATGCGGGATCACCCGGACATGGATGAAAAGATGGCCCAGGCGGAACTTGACAAGATCAAAAAGACCAAGCCTGCAAATATGTTTGACAATGTAAGGGCAACGGCAAAAGATACAATTTCAACCGCTTTAAATGCAAGACCTAATCAAAGCACAGTATAGGAATAGCGACTTAAAAGATACCGCTAATGAAATAGCAAGCCGGGTGTTTGCTATGGTTCCGGTTACTTATTTACTAACCAACGACAAGGTATTAGAGACCTTTTGCCATGCCGTATCAATAACCATAATCCAGAACAGCGTCAAGACAATGCAAAAGAACATTGACGGGATGCTGGCAAAGCGGGGCAAAAAGATGGACAAGCAAGACACTGAAAATATCATATCTGAAATGTCCGAACTGTTTATTGATGAGATGGAAACGGCGGCGAAGGTTGCGATGTTAGACATTAAACTATGGGCCAACAAAGCGGTGACAATGGGGTCAAACCAAGAGCGGATAAACGCAACACTTCAAGCGGCCTGGGCCACTAAAACCCCGCCGCTGTTTAAAGACTTTGACGCAAGGGTAAAACAGGCGATAACCGGGTATATCAATTCCACCTTCCAGATGCTGGTGATCTCAAATGCCGCTTAATGCAGAGCAGATATCAACCTGGGTAACAGTTCAAGACGGCAGGGTTTGTCCTGATTGCGAGGCGTTGGCCGGCAAAACAATGTCAATAGGTGACTGGATCGAAAGCGGAATTTTGCCGGGCAACGGGCAAACAATATGCCAGGATCATTGCAGGTGTATAATCGTGCCGGAGGAATGGTCAGCGGACTTTGGCGAAAGCAAGACAGTTGACATAGCCCTTGAAAAGATTGGTGCTCTGTTGGCTTCTGCAATCCCGGAAAAGGTTGGCTTAAGGTGGGAGGTGTTGATGGAGGGCAATGAGATAGGATTTAGCGATAACCCGGCGGAGGACTTAGTGCAAGCGATGGAGCTTTACAATCTAAGCCCAAAGGAATTAGATGCCAACTTCCCGCTAAGGTATAAAATGATAAAACGGATATTAGGAATATAAACGAAAGTTAAAAATGCAAGAATACACCATAACCATTTAAAAGTCAATTGGGGTTTTGTCCGGCAAGCCAACAGCGACGGTTGACATTAAAGTATCGGAACAACTGCACCCGTTTGAGATTAACAATATGATGGCCGAGGCATTGGAGATAATAAATAAAGAGTTTATCACTCAATTGGCAAAGTCCGAAACTAAAAGTAATATCATAACATTCCCTAAAAAATAACTAAACCCCCACTTATCAGGCATAGCCGTAGCTGATAGAGTGTAATCACGGCGGGAGATAGAAAAATGGCAGAGCAAATACCCCCGGTGGTCCCGGTTCCGGCAGCACCAGCCGCAGAGGTGAACATCCCTAAGGCCAGACTTGACGAAGTAATCGGCGAACGTAACGACCTTAGGAAACAGATGGAAACGCAGGGTAAGGCATTGGCTGACCTGCAAGCCAGCATTAAGCTAAAAGAGGACGCTTCATTGGTGGAGCAGGGTAAGTTTAAAGACCTTTATGAAAAGGAACGGGCGGAACGTGAAAAGGCATTGGCCCAAATTGATGGGGTCAAGGTATATCAGGATAGAGTAAAGGCTTTGGCCGAGGCTGAAAAGGCCGCTTTACCTGATACTTTAAAAGACCTTGTTCCTGATGGAGACGCTCTTGTGCAGCTTGACTACATTGCCAAGTTAAAGGCAAAACCCGAACTGTGGCCCGAAGGCAAAACATTCCCAACCGGGAAGAAGCCAGGGGGCGCAGCCGGGGCCAGTGATGATGAGATAACTGCATTAAAAAAACAGTATCAAGCGTTGACTGGCAAAAACGACAGGAATTCACAAGACACCCTGATTGCCATTAAAAACCGCCTGGGGCAGTTAGGCCAACAAATTTATTAGGAGACACTTAAATGTCTACTGTTGCAACTTCCGATACCACGACTAATCCGCAGTATTTCGGCAATGTCGTCCAAGCCGTGCCTTTACAGGCCCCGGCTTTGGCCCTGCTGGGTTCTGCGGGCCTTTCCCTTCCCACTCCCGGATCAATCGCCAATCCCGGCCTGCGGGTCTCTTGGGACTTAGAGCCGGAACGTGGCGTGACCAACCAGTCCGGCGTTGTGGAAATCTCCACCGTCACCGTCCGCAATAACGTGCATACCCAGGAATATAACGTTATCCAGGACTTCCACGAAGCGATAAGCATGTCCTATGCTTCGCAGTCGGCCACCGGCGAGCCTGCTGGCAACGCTGCCGACATCGCCGCCATCCCGAACTTTGCCGGGATCACTCCCTCAAAGTTTGACAAGCAGATCGGCGGAACGCTACGGGCCGTGGCAAAGGCCATTGACTATCAGATATTCAGGGGAGCCAGGGCCTATACCGCTGGTTCTGATACCGCTCGTGTGATGGGTGGCTGGTTTGACCGCTGCGGGGCTGCGGCTAACTACAAGGATTACGCCACTGCCGACCTGACCTTGTCCACCTTCATCCAGCATCTGGCTGATGCCTATGATGTAGGAGCCTTGCGGGGTTCAGGCGAGTATATCTGCTTTGTTTCCGCCTCCACGATGGTTGCGGTTACAAAGGCCCTGGCCGCTTACCGGGTGCTGCCGTCCGGGACCGAAGCCAACTATGTGGTTGACACCTTTGCCACCCCGTTTGGCCGGATCAAGATGGTGCTGGCCCCGAATACCTATTCCTATTCTTACGTGATCGTGGACATGGCGGAACAGCGGTTGATCGGCAACAATATGCCGGGCAAGGGCAACTTCTTTGTGGAGAAGCTGGCCCCGACCAAAGTGTCCGAGGATGTCTGGCGTTTGTGGGGCAACCTGACCCTGGAGTTCGGTCATCCCCTGCACATTGTGGCTGCCAAAAACGTTGGCGGGGATTCAGTCTAACTTTAACGGAGATAAATATGGAAACGACCTTTAAATTCATCTTACAACCTGGCATTAAGAGCGCCTATTGCCAAACCCTTGACAAGTATGTAACTTCCACCGGACTTGAAACTGACAATCAAAAAGTGGTGGGTGAGTTATGCTTGACTTCGGGTGTGTTCCTGGTGGGTTCAAAAGATCATGGAAACATGCTTAAAGAACAAATCAGGATGGATGCTTTCAGAAAAGCCCAAGCGGTTAAACGGGACGAGGAATCAAAGCAGGCCAAGATTAAGGAAGATGCCGAGCTTGCCAATATGTCCAAGTCTCAAATAGCCCAGCGGGAACAGGCCAAGCCAACGGGCGCAGAGAGTGCCAAGGTTGATGAGATAAGGCAATCACTTGAAAAGGAGATAGCCGATAAAAAGGCCGTTTCCCAAACTTTCAACAAAAAAGGAAAACACAAATGA